AAAACTTTGGTATGGTAATTGGTGATGAAGCACATCAGTTTAAAGCTAAGTCACTTACATCTATTATGGAAAAATGTACAGAAGCAGAATATAGAATAGGAACAACTGGTACATTAGATGGTACACAAACTCACCAGTTAGTATTAGAAGGTTTATTTGGTCCAGTACATAAAGTGACAACAACAAAAGATTTAATAGATTCGGACCAATTAGCTAAATTAGATATTAAAATGTTATTGTTAAAATATAAAGATGAACATTGTAAAGAAATATCTAAATTAAAATACCAAGAAGAAATAGATTTTATTGTACGATATACACCACGAAATAATTTTATATCTAATCTTGCTATTGACCAAGAAGGTAATACTTTAATCCTGTTTAATTACGTTGAAAAGCACGGAAAGCCCTTACATAACATATTAAAAGAAAAACTAAAAGGTAAAGATAGAAAGCTTTTTTATGTCTCGGGCGAGACGGACGTGGACACGCGAGAGCGCGTACGTGCGATAACTGAAAAAGAACAGAATGCAATTATCGTAGCTTCGCTAGGTACGTTTTCTACTGGTATAAATATAAAGAGACTACATAATTTAATATTTGCTTCGCCCTCTAAGAGTCAGATTCGTGTATTACAATCTATTGGAAGAGGGCTTAGGAAATCTGATAAAGATACAATAGTATATGATATTGCAGACGATTTACATTGGAAACAAAAAAAGAATTATACATTAGAACATGCAGCAGAAAGAATTAAAATATATAGTAAAGAAAAATTTGATTATGAACTATTTGAGATAAATATATAGATGAGCAAAGTAAGACATTTTAAATTAGTTAACGGAGAGCAAATACTAGCATCTGTTAATTCTAAAAACAAAGATAACTGGTACTTAGAAACACCAGTACAAATATCACAAGGACTTCTTAGTTCATATCAATTTAGTCCTTGGTTTCCTTTTTCCGATGAAGAGAATTTTAAAGTACACTTTATAAATGTAATTAACTCTACACCAGTTACAAAAGATGTAGAAGAAGCATATATTCGATTTGTACTAAGTCTTAAAAAGAATCCACCACCACCAATTAAACTAGAACAAAAGTCTACTGAATCTCTTATGGAGAAGATGGAAGAACTTGAAATGCAGGTGACGGAGGAAATGAATGATATGTTTGAAGAAGGTGCATTAGGGACCAAGAAGAAGATATTACACTAGTACCTCTATCCCCCGGGAATGCTCTATTATTATATCATATAAATTAAGATTTGTAAACCCCCTAGCGAAAATAAATTAGGGGATTTACTTTTTCTTAAAACTATGGTATAATATAACCTTCTATTAAAAATGGAGATATAATTTTATGGCAAATAAAAAGAACAAAGCTCATTATATAAACAATAAAGAGTTTTCATTAGCAGTAGTAGAATACGTTAAAGAATGCGACAAAGCACGGTCCAAAGACAAAGATATACCGAAAGTTACAGACTATATCGCAAGATGCTTTATAAAGATAGCAGAAGGATTATCTCACAGACCAAACTTCGTAAGATATACTTATCGAGAAGAAATGGTTATGGACGCGGTAGAAAACTGTTTACGCGCAATATATAATTACAACATTGATACTGCAACACGTACAGGTAATCCAAACGCATTTAGTTATTTTACACAAATTTGTTTTTATGCTTTTATCCGTAGAATTACGAAAGAGAAAAAGCAACAAGAAATTAAATTTAAGTTTATTGAAAAAATGGGTATTGACGATTTTGTTGAAATGGGAATGGATGCAGAAGGTGCTGAACAAACTATGAGTTATGTTGATACACTAAGACAGAGAATAAGTACTGTTAGAAAGAAAGACGAGGCAATTAAAGAATTTGCAAAAGAAGAAAAAGCAAGAGAAAAGCTAGAACTTTTCATGAGGTAATATGAAGATAGCTATATTAAACGATACGCATTGTGGCGTTCGAAATTCATCAGACATTTTTTTACAATACCAAGAAAGGTTCTATGAAGAGGTATTCTTTCCTTATTTAAAAGAACACAATATAAAAAATATATTACATCTTGGAGATTATTATGAGCACAGAAAATTTGTTAACTTTAAAGCACTTAATGCTAATAGGAAGCATTTTCTTGAGCCTATGCGGGATGCTGGCATTACCATGGATATTATACCCGGAAATCATGATGTTTATTTTAAAAACACCAATGAGTTATGTTCCTTAAAAGAACTATTAGGATATTTTACCAGCAACGTTAACATCATTATGGAACCAACCGTATTAGATTACGATGGTCTTGGTGTTGCTGTTATACCATGGATAAACAATGCTAACTATGAACAATATACAAAATGGGCATTACAATGTAAAGCACCTATTCTTGGTGCACATTTAGAACTAAAAGGTTTTGATATGATGGCGGGAATGCCAAACCCACACGGAATGAGTGCTGATGTATTCTCAAGATTCGAACAAGTCTTATCTGGGCATTTCCATACTAAAAGCCATAAAGATAACGTACACTATTTAGGTAGTCAAATGGAATTTACCTGGGCAGATGTAGACGATCCAAAATACTTTCATATCTTAGATACTGAAACAAGAGAAATAGAACCAATTCGAAATCCGCTTACTATATTTAAAAAGATAGTATACGATGATAGTAAAGTAGATTATAACGATGTAGATGTTAGCCAATATGAAAAACACTTTTTAAAATTAATCGTTATAAATAAAAATGACTTATATATGTTTGATAAGTTTGTTGATAAATTAAATAGCATTGAAACATACGAACTAAAGATTGCAGAATCTTTCGAAGAGTATCTGGGAGAAAGCGTAGAAGACGAGAAAATATCCCTAGAAGATACTACCCATCTTTTAGATTCCTATGTCGATGCAGTAGAAACCGATCTTGACAAAGATCACATTAAAGTGGAGTTGCGCAAGTTATATACTGAAGCACAAAACCTAGAGATATTATGATACATTTTAAATCATGTGAGTGGAAGAATTTTCTATCCACCGGAAACGATCCTATTCGTATTCAATTAGATAAATCACCAACAACATTAATCGTTGGCCAAAATGGTGCTGGTAAATCTACATTATTAGATGCAATGTCTTTTGCACTCTTTAATAAACCACACAGAGATATAAACAAGAATCAATTAATTAATTCTATTAACGGTAAGAAGACCGAGGTCATAGTAGAATTTTCTATTGGTAATCAAGACTTTAAAATTCTTCGTGGAATTAAACCAGCAAAATTTGAAATCTGGCAAAATGGTAATATGATTAACCAATCATCAAATGCAAGAGATTACCAAAAGTTCTTAGAACAGAATATATTAAAACTAAATCACAAATCATTTCACCAAGTGGTTGTATTAGGTTCTAGTTCTTTTATTCCATTTATGCAATTACCTGCTTGGTCCCGAAGAAGTGTAATAGAAGACCTTTTGGATATTAATATCTTTTCTAAAATGAATACGTTATTAAAAGAACGTAATACAAAAATAAAAGATGAACTAGTAGATATTAATCACCAAATAGAATTACTTAAAACTAAAATAACTGGACAATCTAAATACATAAAAGATTTAGAAAGTCTTAACCAAGATCAAATAGAAAAGAAAAGAGATTCGATTAAAGTACATAAATCTACAATAAAAGAAACATTTGAAGAATCCAAAGAACTTGGTAAAGGATTAGAAACACTATTAAAAGAAGAAGAAAAAAGACATAAAGAAAACTTACAACAATCTTCACAGTTAAATAGCTTAGATTTAAATTATAACCAAAAGATAAAAGATCTAGTAGAACAAGCACGATTCTATGAAGAGAATGACCATTGTCCAACGTGTGACCAAGATGTAGGTCCAGAACTAAAAGAAAAGAAAATACAAATAATCCAGAACGATGCAAAAGGTATACAACAAGAAAAAGCCAGCGTTGAGAAAGAGTTAAATAATCTAAAAAAAGAAATGCGAGACATTGCTGATAAAACAAATCAGTTAAAACAGAAACAACAAAAGATTAATTCTAACAATGAAAGAATATCTGTAATACAAAAAGAGATTGATAAAATACAAAAAGAAATAAATCAATTAAATAGCCAAACTGGCGATACAGGTACTGCAAAGAAAGAACTAAAAGACTTTCGTAAATCTAAAGAAGCTTACACTGAAAAGAAATTAGAATATGTAGAAGAAAGAACATATAATGAAGTAATAGGTGAAATGCTAAAAGATACAGGAATTAAAACAAAAGTAATTAAGCAATACTTACCTGTTATGAATAGGTTAATTAATCAGTATCTACAGATATTAGATTTCTTTGTTGCTTTTCATTTAGATGAAAACTTTAATGAAACTATTCGTTCAAGACATAGAGATAGTTTTAATTATGCATCGTTTAGTGAAGGGGAGAAACAAAGAATAGATTTAAGTCTCCTCTTTACATGGAGACAAATTGCTAAACTAAAAAACAGTGCAGCAACAAATCTCTTAATACTCGACGAGACATTTGATAGTTCTCTGGACCACGATGGTGTAGATAGTTTAACAAAGATACTAGATACATTGGATTCGGATTCAAATACATTTATTATATCGCACAAAGGCGATGTACTAGAAAACAAATTTAGGTCCAAAATAGAGTTTTTTAAATCTAAAAACTTCTCTAAAATAAGATAACTACGTGACATTTTCGTGAACTTTCGTCAGAAGGGGTTTACATTCACCTTGATTTACGGTAGAATATACATATTAAATTAAAAAAGTAAGGAGTTTTAATGATACAAAGTTCAGTTTTACCAAAGCTACTCGCTAAAGAAAATATTACTATTCAACATGGTAATTATAAAACTGCGTGGTTCGATGTTAAAAATCGTGTCCTTGGTTTACCTATGTGGAAAGATATGGGTAAAGATGTATACGACCTTTTAGTTGGTCACGAAGTATCCCACGCTCTACATACACCTTTCGAAGGATGGCACGATAGCCCAGAAAAATTAGAAGGTGCTCCAAGATCTTATTTAAACGTTGTAGAAGATGCGCGTATCGAAAGATTTATTAAAGATATATATCCGGGACTAGTTGGTCCTATGGCACGTGGTTATAGAGTTCTATACGATAGAAAATTCTTTGGTGATTTAGATGGTCTAAATTGGGACGAAGTTAAACTTATTGACAAATTAAATATAAAAGCAAAATTAGCCCACTTACAAGAAGTTCCACTAAATGCAGAAGAACAAGTATTCTTAAATAGAATGATGTCTACACAAACGTTCGAAGAAGTTGTAGAATTAGCTAAAGATATTCTAAAATATACAAAAGAGAATCAACCAGAATTATTAGAACCAGTAGAAGAAGAACAAGATAAAAATTCTACTCCACAAGATTCTGACGATCCTACTAGCGACGGTCACGACGACCAAGAAATACCAGAACAAGAAAAATCCGAAGAAGAACAATCTTCTAATCCTGGTCAAGAAGGCGAAGATGGAGAAGAAGGAGAAGAAGGTTCTACTTCTGGAGAAGATGGCGAATCAGAAGAAGATGTAGATGGTGAAGAATCTTCTGCAGACGAAGAAGATGGTAAAGAAGCTTCAGAAGAAACCGAAGGTTCTATAACTGCTAACCCTGAATACTCTGAAGAAGATGTTTCCAGAACAGACGAAGCTCTTAGAAGAAACGAAGGACAATTATTAGAAATGGATGAAGACGGTGAACAACCAACTCTTATTCAAGATCTTCAAAAAGAAATTATCGATATAGCAGTTATTCCTTATTCTAAAGTAAAAGATGCTAGACCTAAAGGCGATGAAGGTTCTCTAGATGGTTATAAAGAATACATTAAGAAAACTAAAAAATCTGTTAACTTTGCTGTTAAAGAATTCGAACAAAAGAAATCAGCTTACCAATGGACAAGGGCACAAACAGCAAAAACTGGTCGTATCGATGTTAACAAACTTTGGTCTTACAAAACTAGCGAAGACATCTTTGCTCAAATGACAACTTTAGCAGATGCTAAAAATCACGGTATGCTTTTAATCGTAGACTTTTCTGGTTCAATGGCTAATTCAATGTCACATGTTATGGACCAGCTAATACACTTAATATTATTCTGCAAACAGGTAAATATACCGTTTGAAGTTTATGGATTTACTAGCACTAACAGAGGATTCCGCAGCACCAGAAATTCAAAAAAAGGTTTTGTATACTCAGATGGTCACTTAGATATGGATGGGTTAAGTATGCCACTAATTTGTTCTTCTTCACTTAAGAAAGCAGATTATGAAGATTCGCTTCAGCACATGTACACTAGAAAGAAAACAACTAACCATTATTGGAGTCACAACTTATCTGAATACGAAGAATGGGGTTCAACCCCACTTAACCAAGCGTTAGTCGTTGCACATACTTTAGTAAAAGAATTTAAAAAGAAACACAATGTTCAAAAAATGAATTTAGTTACTTTTACAGATGGTGATGCTAACGGTTTACGTTCTATACAAGATTACAAATTAGAAGATCAAAAGTTTGATACTAAGTGGAACAAATTTAAAATGATTATTGATGGTAAAATGGTCAACATTGGTAGTAGAGGTAAAGCAACAAAAAGATTACTTCAAAACATTTCTAAAAGATACAATACAAAAACTATTGGGTTCTTTATGGCTGACCAAGCTAAACATTGGAGAGAT